TGTGGGGACCTATTGCTTTCAAATGTCCTGCAAGACAGGTAATCAATGATCCAGAAACTGGGGAAGAGATTGTATTGCAAGAGGGTGTAGATGTTACGCCGTCACGTGAGAAAGTGATATGGAATGAGAACACTAAAGCTTATATCAAGTCTGTTATTATGGCAGCTGCTGATGAGGCTAGTGAGATTGTACAAGAAGAGCTTCAACAAACAGACTTTGTGTCTTGGCTGATAGCTTGTAAACAAGTCTTGACTAAAGCTGACAGCGGTAGTGTACTTGGTAGACTATCTAATATTATTGATCAGGAACAACTCAAGCCTAAGTTTGGTCCAGACCCTAGACTTAAGAATGAATCTGTAAAAGCTTTGTTCAGAGGTATGAAGGTTGAGGTTGTAAGTAAGAGTAGAGACTGGGGCAGTGGTGATGATACTATCGAGAGAAATGCTATTGAGAACTACAGCCAGTTGAGAGAGAATAATATCTTTATCATGGGTGAAGAGAATCATAGCAAGTACAAAGATATGTACCTTATACACGAGTGTCAAGGTCCTATTATCTGTGTCAAGTCTGTAGAGAACTGGGAGCCTAGTACTGTTGTTAGTGTTGAGTCTGTCAAGGCGAACAAGAAAGCACTTGCTAAACGCGCTAGAGTTCTTGAGCTAATCACTGAGTCTACTCACAGTCGTAACTATGACGGTATAGAGGTAGATGAAGAGTGGCTAGAGGAATACAAAGACGAGATTGCTAAAGCTAAAGAGGTTGCACAGTTTGAGAACATCACACCAGCTGAACGTCGTAAGATAGAAGAGCGTATGGTTGCATACACTTTTAGATACAACGATAAGTATTGGCATTCATCAGGTAGTGACCATCGCTATATCAGAGATAAGATTGAGCCAAAGGTAAAAGATCTTATGAAGACTCAACGTACTACCTACTATGGTACTGCAGCTGACGATTACAAACTGATGGTGGCTTGTGGTATGGTGCACCCTTTTGCTCCTAGAATTCGTGAAGTGTACAAAGATATGCCTGGATGGAGAGCTCGAGGTGAGGATGATAGACTGTTTTTCTTTGATACTCCAGCTGTTAGACTTGGTAGTGGTGAGTTTACAAAACCAACTACTACAACTAACGATGATGGTACGGTATATCACAATACTAACTTTGATTGGGATACACCTCAGATTATCAGAGTCTCACAGAGCAATGTTAAACACATTAGCATGAACCCTAATGTTAAACACATTGATGAATTCTTTTTACAACTAACACCTAATGGAGGATACACTATGGATGAATACGCAATTAAGTGGTACACTGCGGATAAAATGAAAGGTATCACAGATAAGACATATTTATATTGTCTTAAGGA